CCATTTTAATCTATTTTTTTATATTATATCTATTTCAATATTATCGTTATTTTCTGCCGTAGCAATTGAACTATCCTCAAATAATAAGAAGTATAGTTGGGTTGATGTTGGGGTTGGAGTCGGTGTCTCTGTTGGGGTTGGAGTTTCAGTAGAAGTTTCTGTAATAGTAGGTGTTGGAGTATTTGTTGGAGTTTCAGTATTTGTTGGTGTAGGAGTTTGAGTATAAGTTGGTGTAGGTGTTGGTGAAGATGGGTAGCAAGCCATGACACAATCCACATATCCTGGTTCACCTGTTAAATCATAAGCCCCTACCACTTCAGGTATTAATGATAAAATTTCAAAAGAGTATCCTCTGTTTTCAGGATTATTATAAAAATATCCAATAGTTAAAGATGTTGGTGACTTAACAGTATATGTACCTATAAAAGTACAAGGATTTCCACAACTATAACCATTAACATCATAATAATACATCGTAGGTGTTAATGTTGGGGTTTGAGTATAAGTAGGTGTGGGGGTTGGTGTTGGAGGTGTTGGTTCTATCATTTCATAATACAAATCGTTGTTTGGTATTAATGTATATGTAAAATCGTTTAATGGTGCTGGTGTTGGTGTAGGTGTTGGATTTGGTGTTGGTGTTGGTGTAGGTGTTGGAGGTATTTGTTCTATTATTTCATAATACAAATCGTTATTTGGTATCAATGTATATGTAAAATCATTTGATGGTCTAGGTGTCGGACTTGGAGTTGGAGTAGGTGTTGGTGTTTCTGTGTTGGTTTGAGTTGGTGTTGGAGTAGGTGTTGGTGTTTCTGTGTTGGTTTGAGTTGGTGTTGGAGTAGGTGAACAAATATTTTGTTCTGCTAAAATAAAATCTACATTTTGTGTTAATATATCTTCACCATCTTCAGTTATTAGATATAGGTCACAACTATTTATTACCGCAGGAATCAAATCACATTTTAAACAGAATGGGTCTAATAAAGAATATTTTTGTTTTAATAATTTAAAATTATGTTTTATTTGAGAAGCGTTTAACGGCTCTGTATACATTCTAAATGCACTAATATCACCAATAAAACTACCTCCGAAATATTCTTCTAAATGAATTTCAGTTGCAAGTCCCTCGTAACTAGTTTTATTTAAAACTTCTGTAGGTAAACATTCTGGGTCTTGTTGATACGTCATTCCTGAAATAGAATCCGCACATCCCGTTACTGTCAAATTATCATGTAATCCTTGCGTACCACCACCCAATGAAATATTATACGCAACACCTATCTGTGTTTCTTTTGATGTATTTAAAGGTCTCGGAATTATTTCTTCAAAATTTTCAATAACCATGAAAATTTTTCCATTAACAAAGAATTTTAACTTACCAAGTCTAAAATTTTTTTCTTCAATCCATGTTTCATTCATATCAACAATCTCAACTTTAGGAGGGTTGTATGGATTCTCATGTGTTGTTGGAGGTTCAATTAGGCTAACACTATTATTTTGAAGGGTTGCTTCGTAAACATCAAAAATAATTTGTCCAGTTCCCCCTTTAAATTCTAAATCACATTTATCGAGATATGTATTTCTTTCAAAAACGGCATCAATTTGTACCCAACGTTCGTAATCAGAATAATCTGTTAATAAACAATCGTCAAAAATTCCTCTTGTTGAGCACCATTCAGTTACTGAAGTTCCTGTAGTATAAGTTAATCCTGTTGAGCAATATCCTGTCGTTTCGCACCCTCCAGTTATTGTAAAAGTTTTTGCACATAATCTTGGGTTTCCTGTATCACCACTTAATCTTAAAGATAATGCATTTGAAACTTCATCATACAATGGATTAATTTCTGCAATAGATGAGCTTACAGGACAATCACATCCACAAGAACAATTACAATTTGTTACTGTAATTCCTGATTGTTGATATACGTGATGGCAAGGAGATAACCCTGAAAGTGTTTTATCTAAACACTCACACGTTTTTAAACAATTTAAACCATGAGTTACTCTTATATTTGAATAAATTGTAAACTCACTTAAATTTTCAGTAATGTCTCCTTCAACAAATTGATACGGACAAGGTGATGCAAATGGCATGTCATAATAAGTCTCTGTATTATTTGAAAATGTCCCTTCAGAATATCCGTCCCATATTGTTGTTGATGAACTTGTTAATGTAGCATTAATTGACTCTACACTATTATCTGACCCATCTCTACCAGTTATTATTGAATACGAACCATTTGGTGCGACTAATAACATCCCAACATCTCCAGGATAAGTATGACTATATCCTGACAATGTTAAATTTACCATTTCAATTTTAGAATCATAATTTAAAACTTCAAAAGTAATTGGATACACTGATGCCGGAGAATCATCATTTATTATAATATTTTTTTCTCTTGAATCATGATTTACACATATATTTGAGGAACATAAAGATAATGTTACCGAACTTAATGAACCGATATCGTCCCCTTCAAAATCTTGTATATATAATTTCCAAATACCGTTTGCGTCAGAATCAATAAATGGTTCTCCATTAGCATAATGATAAAATTTATTCTCAGCTCTTGCTCCGTAATAAAAGAAGGTTCCTTTATTTTCAGGGTATCTAGCATTTAGTCCAACGTTTGTATCCCCTGTCCATCTATATCTTAAAAGAAATTCTGTTGTCCATCCTAAACTATATCTTTCAGGTAAAACCTGATAATCATATCCAAATAATTGATAAAACCCTTGGTAAAATCCTCCTTTTAAAGTTGCAAATCTACCAACTTCTCCAACACCATCCGTAGAATAATATAAGTCATAGTTGTATGAATCATCTTGAAAAATTCTATTAGAGGGAGTTGTAAAACCCTCAATAGGGTGCATTTTAAATCTTCTATCATACTTATATCTACTAAATTTATCTTCATCGTTTGTGTATAAACCAGTGCTTACCTCAATTGTTTGTCCTGAAAAACTTCTAACAAGACCATTGTCAATACCTGTTAACCCTACATTACAAATTTCGGTTATTTTAGCACAATTTAAAAGGTCTAATTCTTCAGGGTTCCAATAGTTTTCAGAAACAATAACATTTCTATCAAAATCCATACAGTTAACACATCCAACCGTATTGTTGCTATTAATATCAAATTTTAATGGCATTCTATTTCCATCATCAATAGCAATAATAAAAGGAGAAAAAACAACTTCTTGGTCGTAATCTTTTTCATCTGACGCTAATGAAATATCATATATCTCTCTAAGTGGTTGGAGATACCATTTACGAAAATTATATTGATTTATATTTTGGTATGACATAAACTTATGATAAATACCTTATTAACGAGTATTTATAGTAAAAAAGAACTAATGATTACAATAGATAAAGAATTTTTTTCGTCTCCCTACTATTTTTACCTCAGAGATAAGGGAAAAGATTATTCATTATATTTTTCTTCAGAAAAAACATTAACTGAAGCAAGAAAAAAAGATGAAATAATTAGAATACCAAAAGGAAAAATAAGAGACGTTAAAAATTATCTTGAAAAAATACTCAAAGATAAAAAGAAAAAATCCACAAAAGATATTAAAGGTGAGATAGAAGAGTTGGTAAATGTTGATGGCGCTATGTCAAATTCAAAAATACCAATTTTAGACCCTAAACTTCACCCTAAAAAAACTATGGACCAAACAATTTCTGCTGCAAGAATTACAAATGACCCTATTGCTCGTGGATATAGAACTTATTATGGAGAATCTGTAGAAGAAGACGTAAATGAAGTAGATATGTCAGGAGCCTTTGGATATGAAGAAACAAAAGATTTGGATGGAAAAGAAACATATGAATATTTTAAGAATGAATTAGATATGGATGATTCTGAGGCTGAAGAAAGGACAAAACAACAAGGAAAAGACCCATCAGGAAAAAAAGATAAAAAATCTCCATTCTATGATGACCCAAATTTTATTTCAAGAGAAACCTTATCAGAAATTCAAAAGCAAAAAATGATAAAAGTTGTTGAGGATATTTTAATGGGTAAGAAAAATTCAAATAGTTCTGACGTTAGAAAAAAAGATGTAGAAATTTCTAAAGTTTTTAAAAAAAATATTGCAACTTTAAAAAAACAAGCAGAAAAAGAAGGAATTAATATTTCTGAATTAATTAAAATGTTAAAAAGTGAATAAACATTTATACGATAAAAAAATTGAGTTTCCAAAAGAAAAAAGAGAACATTTAAAAAAATGTTTTTCAAAGGTAAAAAATGCCGATTCAAACATTGAAGGTTTTAATAGAAATAAAGAATTACAAAATAAAGAATTTATCACATACCAACAATTAAAAAGAATAAAAAACTTTTTTGATAATTTTAAAGGAAACCAAAACGAGCCGTCATTTATACTTAACGGAGGTTTTGAAATAAAAAATTGGGTAAATAATGAATTAAGAAAAATGAGAGATTTTATTGGTAATACAAAGAAAAATAAAATGGATACTGGTATGCAAAATCAATTTATTGACCCTCATGAAAAAAAGGATTTTACTAATGTAAGACCTTCTCAAACTCATAAAAATACTGTTCAAAAATATGATACGGCAGTAACAGAATCTTTAAAAAGAATAAACGAACTAATAATAAAATTATAACAATATGGCAAATGAATTATCAATTGATTTAAGTCAAAATGTTGCAAATCAATTAACTGCGGTTGCAGACCAAGAAAGAGCTAGATTAATACCTAAAAATGATTTTTTTGAAAAAGGAAATCAATATTCAGCAACAAACCCAGATGCAGTTGCTGATGGAGATTCTATGGGAAGAGGAACTGGTGTTTTTCTTGATGTTTACAACACAGCAGCAGGAACTATAGACGATGTTGTAGAAAGAAAAAATGAAGTAAAAATTAATAAATTTAATTCATCAAAACCTTATCCGAATTTTCAAATATGAAACTTCAAGAATCACTTAAAAGGTTAATTAATGAAATAGCATCTTTGGATAGTATTGTTAATGCAATAAAAAACAAACAAAGAGTGATAATTTATTATGATGGTGATGAGCCAGGAGGAAGAGGTATTAGAGAAATTGAACCCGTTTGTTTAGGAATAAGTAAAGCCGGTAATAAAGTTTTAAGAGCATGGGATAACGAAGGTTCGTCCCATACCGCCTATAAAGGAGAACAACCATTACCAGGTTGGAGATTATTTAGATTAGATAAAATATTATCTAATAAACCAACAGGTGAGGTTTACTATGAAATAAGACCGGGTTATAATTTAAATGGCGATAAAAGCATGGTAAACGTAATAATAAACGCAAAATTCGGTAATGAACCTGCACAACAAAATTTAGCATAATATGTCTGACTTAATGCAAAAACTAATGAAATCAAAGGCTATCATGGATAGAGCCGATACTATAAAAAATAGTAATGCAATGAATGGAGGATTACCACCAACATCACTTCAACAATTTGATGTTCCAAATGCAAAATATAATATTCCTCAAGAATTCTTGCAAGAACAACCATCTCAACAAACTCAACCATACTTATCTCAAATACCAAGAGAAAACACAAAACCTGTTGGTGTTCCAAGCGTAGATGCAATAAAAAATTCCAGATTGCCAGATGAGATTAAAAGATTAATGATTGAAAATCCAATTGCTCAACCACAAATGCAACAAACAACTATATCAGATGAACTTGTTGAAAAAGCATCAAGACTAATGAAAAGTGGGAATAATAATTATATTCCCGAATCAGCAAAGACAAAAACTTCACAAGAACAACAACCTTTAAATAATACAACAATTGATTACAAATTAATTAAAAAAATGATTAATGAATCCATTAATGAGGCATTAAATGAAAATGGTTTATTGATTGAAAGTACAGAAAAATCTAATGAGATTTTTAGTTTTAAAGTTGGTAAACATATATTTGAAGGTAAAGTAACAAAAATTAAAAAAATATCGTAGCCTATTTCTTTATTTGATTTAAATTATTATATTTTATGAAATATATTAATTTATTATGTCGAAAATTAAAGTTTTAGTAGTCCCCTCAGATAGAACAGGAGTTGGTAAATTTAGGTCAGTTGACCCTCACATTTTTTTACAAAATTTATACCCCGATGAATTTCATGTAGACATCATTTACGATGTTCCTTTAGATGACCTTTCTTTTTGGAAAGAATACCAAATCATCGCATTTCATAGAAGTCTTCATCCTGATTTTGAAAAGTCTTATAATTTAATTCAAGAGTTAAACAAATTAGGAATTGCAACTGTTGCCGATATTGATGATTATTGGATGCCAGGAAAAGAACATCCTATTCATGATATAATTGCCGCCAATAAGATTAATGAGAAAATTGTTGCAAATCTTAAAGTCGCTAAATATGTTACCACAACTACAACTTTATTTGCTGATGAAATTAAAAAAATAAATAAAAATGTTTTTATTTTTCCAAACGCAATAAATCCAAAAGAATCACAATTTTGTGAACCTACTTTAGAATCTGACAGATTAAGAGTTGGGTGGTTAGGTGGCTCTTCACATTTGTATGATTTAGAATTATTAAATCAATCATTTAGTAAATTGTCTCATTTAAAAGATAAATTACAATATGTGTTATGTGGATTTGATACAAGAGGGAGTGTTACAGAGATAAATAAAGAAACTGGTGAACATAAAAAAAGAAATATTAATCCCGATGAAACGGTGTGGGCGACATATGAAAAAATATTTACACAAAATTATTCAATAATATCTCCTGAATATAAAAAATATCTTTTAAATTATAAGGAGGAGGTTTTTGAAAATGAGTTAAAAGAATCATATGTTAGAGTTTGGACAAGACCTGTAAACTCATATGCTAAAAACTATTCTAAATTTGACGTATCTTTGTCCCCAATTAAAAACCATATGTTCAATAGAATGAAATCACAATTAAAGGTTATTGAAGCTGGATTTTATAAGAAAGCACTAATTGCCTCTAATTTGGGTCCTTATACAATAGATTTGAAACATTGCCTACAAAATGGTAATTTTGTTGATGGGAACGCATTGTTGGTTGATGAAAATAGAAATCACTCTGATTGGGCTAAGTTTATTGAGAAGTTAATTAAAAATCCAAACTTAGTTAAGGATATGGGTGAGAGATTATATGAAACAGTAAAAGACAAATATGACCTTAATGTTGTAACAAAAAATAGAGCGGAATTTTATAAATCAATTATATGATAAACATACCAATTACAAAATTATTATTTTTAGACATTGAAACTGTTGGAATTGAACCTGATTGGGATTCGTTAGTTAAAAACAGAAAAGAGTTATCATTTCAATTTGAAAATTATTTTGATTGGTTCCAAAAAAGATTCCCTGAGGACGCAAATAAACCTGTGGGTGATATGTTTGTTAATAGGTCAGCATTAGTTCCTGAATTTGCAAGAATTGCGTGTGTTAGTGTTTCTTTTGTTACAGATAAAGATGAAATAAAAACACAATCTTTTAGTGATTTTGACGAAAAAAAATTACTTACAGATGTACAAAAATTATTGTATAGGATAGGTGAACTTGGTTTCTTTTTATGTGGACATAATGTTAAAGGATTTGACATCCCAATGTTGGCAAAAAGAATGATAATGAATGGATTAATGCCTCCAAAAATTTTACCAGGTCATGATACTAAGCCGTGGGAAATTAAAGCTCTTGATACTAAAGACCTTTGGCAATACGGTGGATATGGTTCAATTGCTTCTCTTGAACTTATGTGTGTTTGTTTGGGTGTCGAGTCATCAAAGAATATGGAAGTTACAGGTAATAAAGTTCATGAGGCTTTTTGGGTAAAAAAAGATATTGATGGAATTGTTAAATATTGTGAAAAAGATGTGTCCGTTTTAATTGATGTAATAAAAAAACTTATAAAACTTAAATAATGGAAAAAAATTTAGATTCTAAATTATTGGAAGAAATTCAAAAACAATTTGAAAAAATTAAATCTGAAGCTGGAGTTGAACCTGATGATGAGACTCAAACTAATCTTGATGAATTATTCAATCTTTCATTTGATGAAATGACTGAGGAAATGACTAATTATTTAAAAACTAAAAAAATAAAAGTCAAACGATTGCATCCAGATGCTGTTTTACCTAAGTACAATTATGGTAGTGACTCCGGATTTGATTTATATTCTGTTGAAGAAATGACAATACCTCCGTTTGGAAGGGCATTAGTTCCTACAGGAATATCCGTACAGTTTGATGAAAATCTTGAAGTTCAAGTCAGACCAAAGAGTGGTTTAGCGTTAAATATGGGATTAACCGTATTAAACACTCCAGGCACTGTTGACCAAGGATACACAGGAGAAATTAAAGTAATTGTATTCAATACAAACAACAATTCAGTAATGATTGAAAAAGGTATGAAAATTGCCCAAGGTGTTTTATGTCCGGTAATGAATGGAAAATATGTTGAAATTGAAGATGTTGACAATATAGAAGATTCAGATAGAGGAGATAATGGTTTTGGTAGTACAGGTATAGGACTTTAAATAAATCTAAAGAAAAATGGGCTCAATGATAACAGTAGGTTACTCAACAAGAAAGTCAAATCCTGAATTTACAGAATACTTAAAAAAAAGTTCTGGATTTAAAAAAATAAATGTTATTGAAAAAATAAATAATGGTGAAAAATCATTATCTCAAATTTATAATGAAATATTGTCTGAGTCCACAACTGACATAGTTGTTTTTTGTCATGACGACATTTATTTTGACACACCCGGATGGTATTATAAATTATTAAAACATTTTCAAAAAACTGATTATGGTATTTTAGGTGTTGCTGGAACAACCAATATGTCAGAAACAGGTAGATGGTGGGAAGCCAATACAAGAAAAAACATGATTGGAATTGTTAATCATGAAAGTGGTGGTAAAAAATGGACATCAAAATATTCTGAAGATTTTAATAATGGTATTAAACAATCAGTAATTGTTGACGGACTTTTTATTGCAGTTAATAAACAAAGAATTAAAAGTGACTTTATTGAATCTTTCAAAGGATTTCACTTTTACGATATTTCCTTTTGTTTTGAAAACTATATACAAGATGTTAAAGTTGGTGTCATTACAAATATCAGAATTACACATAAATCTATTGGCGAAACTAATGAACAGTGGGAAAAAAATAGAATTCAGTTTGTTGAAAAATATAAAAATAATTTACCGGCCAAATCGCCGTTTGACCCAAATAAAAAAATAAAAGTTTTATTATCTTGTTTATTTTTCAAAGAGTTTACTGGTTCAGAATTATATGTTTTTGAACTTGCTAAAAGTCTAATGAAACTTAATTGTAGTGTTACTGTATTATCTCAAATAGGAGGACCTTTAACAGACATGGCAAAAAAGATAGGAATTAAATGTTTGTCTTATGAAAATGCGCCGGGGTTTAAATTGGGTGATGGAGTTTGGTCATTTAATGGGCCAAATGGAAATGAAGTTTCAAAATTAAATTCTTTATATAAAATATCAGATGTTGATTTTGATATAATACATATTCAACATAAACCAGTTGTTGAAAGAATTATTAATATGTATCCTGAAATAGATATTATCTATACAATACATTCTGAGGTTATTGATTTAGAAAATCCAATAAAACATGATTCTATAAAAAAATACATAGCAATCAGGCCTGAAATAAAAAAATATATGGAAGATTATTTTGATATTAATGGTGATTTAATTGAGGTAATATATAATCCAGTTGATAATGAAAAATTCAAACATAGTAATATTAAAGAAGAAGATTGTTTAGTTTTTGTTGGTACGATTGATTATTTAAGAGAAAAAACAATTAAAGATTTAGTTGAAAAAACAAAAGAAAGAGAAATGGAATTGTGGATAATTGGTCAAAATAAATCAAATTATTTACAAGACGTTTTACAAAATTCACATGTAAAACATTTTCCACCGACATGGAATGTTGAGCAATATATTACAAAATGTAAAGAAACTGCAGGAGTTCAATTAGGTAGGACAACTATTGAAAGTTGGATGTGTAATAAACCATCTTGGATTTATAAAGTAGATTCTAATGGGGACATTTTAGAAATAATAAAAACTGAACCCCCTTCTGACATTGAAAAGTATTATTCAATGAATGTTGCTCAGCAAATAAAAAATGAATATATTAAAATATTATCATGAAAATCGGAGTTATTGGTGCCGAAAAAGAAGGGATTGCGTTCTCACTCATATGTAAAAAAAATGGATATGATGTGATGATTTCAGATGAAAATGAAGATTTAATTTTTAATTTAAATCAAGGAGTTTATTTATCAAACGATAATAGTGTAAAAAAACTTTTATTTGAAAGTGACCCTTTAGAAACAACAACGTCAATTATAGATATAATAAAACATAGTGATATTATCTTTGTATTTGTGCAAACTCCTTTAAATATTGATGGCGATTATGATACAAAGAATGTTTTTGATGTGTTAAAATATTTTCATAATTGTTCTTCTTTAGATATTCCATTATATGACAAAAAATTTGTTGTTTGTTGTTCGACGAATATTGGTGAAGTAGAAGAAATACAAAAAAGATTATCTATGTTCAGCATTCAAGTGGCATATAATCCATTTTTTGTATATGAAGATAATGCTGTAAAAGAAATTGAAGAGTCGGATATTGTTTTAATTGGAACTGAATTTGAATCATTATCAAATGATTTAATTAATTTATATCGCAAAATTCAAACAAAATCCATCAATGCATTTGTAATGTCCACAAAAGCGTCTGAGATGACCAAATTATCAATAAACTCTATGGTTGCTTATAAACTATCGTATTCTAATATGATAGGGGATATTGCAACTAAAATGGGGTTTAAAAGTGAAATGAATTTAATATTTAAAGCAATAGGTACAGATAAAAGAATTGGTGAAAAATCTTTAAATTATAATTTTGGATTTGATGGTTCACATTTGTATGGTGATAATAAATCATTAAATCACTTTATAAAAAAAATAGAAATAGATAATAGTTTAATTCAAGGTGTTGAGGATTTTAATGAATCTCATTTGATTTTTTTGAAAAACTATTATTTGAATTTAAACCCAAATAAAACTGTCCCGTTTATTGTTGATGAATTAGGATTAAAAAAAACAAACGGTCTTGTTGAAAACTCTAAAAAATATCAACTATGTGTTTCTTTACTAGAGGAAGGATATACATTAAATGTTATTATCAACGAAAAACCAACCAAAGAATTAAATAACTTAAGTGAATCTTTTAACAATAAAATTAAATTTTTTAAAAGTGATGCACATTTAAACGGATATAAAATTAAATTAAATTAAAAAATATGGAAAATTTATTAAAAAAAACAGTAATAACAATAACCGGTATTAGACCAGATTTTATTAGAATGTCTGAGATTTTTAAAAAATTAGACGTTAGTTTTAATCACATATTAATTCATACAGGGCAACATTTTGATAAACTATTGTCTGATGTATTTTTTGAAGAATTAGATATAAGGAAACCGGACTATAATCTTGAAATTGGTGGTATTGGTAAAGAACATTTTCATCAATCAGCAGAATTATCTGTAAAAATAATAGAACTAATTAGAAATAAAAATTTGAATCCCGATTTAATAATTTTTTTAGGGGACTCAAATTCAGTTACATCGGCAATTCCTTTAAAAAAAGAAGGATATAAAATTGCCCATATAGAGGCCGGCATGCGTTCTTATGATAAAAGAATGTTAGAAGAAATTAATAGAATTGTGTGTGACCATTGTAGCGATTTTTTATTTGTTTATCATGAAAACTACAAAAAAAGAGTGATGAAAGAAAATATTAATCCAAAAAATATTTTTGTTGTTGGTAATACAATAGTTGAGGTTGCAAAAAAAATGAAATTTGAATATCAATCAAAAAGAAACCAAATTATTCTTGATATTCATAGGCCTGAAAATTTTAAACATAAAAATAGAATGATTAAAATTTTCGAATTTGCGCAACAAATGTCAAATAATTATAAATTAAAAATTAAAATGATTGGATTTAAAAGAACTATTGATTATATGAATGAATTTGGTATTGACCCATCATTATATAATATTGAAGTAGTTGGTTTGATGTCATTCAAAACATATATTGAATCGGTTTATAATTCTAAATTTATTATTTCAGATTCAGGTACCGCCCAAGAAGAGCCATCTATATTTAATACTCCAGTTTTAGTACCAAGAGATTACACAGAAAGACCTGAATCTGTAGAAAATAATTGTTCTTTTATGATTCCTATTGAAAATTTAACAAATGATGTTATTTTAAACATTAATAAATGGTTAATTGATATTTTTAATGGAAATAAAAAAATAGAAACTGATTGGTTAGGTAACGGAACAACATCCGATAAAATAATTGAAATATTAAAATCGTCATTATAATGAAAATATCTATAGTAACATCTTATTACAACAGAAAATCTCAATTTATTAATACTATTGAGACAATTAAACATTCCAAACAAATCGACAATACTGAATTAATTGTTGTTGATGATTGTTCGTCTCCTGAGCACAGGCTAGAAGATATTCTTGAAAAATATCCATTTATAAAATTAATTAGATTAGAATCTAAAGATAGATGGTATACAAACCCTTGTGTACCTTTTAATAAAGGTATTAAAGAGTCTTCTGGTGATATAATAGTAATGCAAAATCCAGAATGTTTACATGTTGGAGACATACTATCTGACTTAGTGAATAAAATAGATGATGACAAGTATATAACTCAGGCGGTATATTCTTTAGATAAATTTAATACTGAAAAAATATCTAAATTAGATTATAATGATTCTAATGTTTTTGATAAAATCAAAAATGAAATATTACCAATGAATAATTCAACTTATATTGCCGAAGGAAAAGACTGTTGGTATAATCATTCAAAATATAGAGCGGCATCATATCACTTTTTAGGAGCAATAACTAAAAATAATATGAATAAATTAAATGGTTTTGATGAAAGATATTCAAATGGGATTGGTTATGATGACGATGAACTATTGTTTAGAATTAAATTACTTGGATTGAATATTCAAATACATGATGACCCATTTGCAATTCACCAATGGCATTATAGTGAAAACAATTTTTTTGCAAAATCACCTGACATTGGAGCAGCAATTAGTAAAAACAATAATTTGTTTATTAATGTGACTTCAAAATTAACAAATCCTTTTGTTAATAATGATATAAATAATTAAAATATTAATTCCTCATAATGAAAATAATCGGATTTACACAAATAAGAAATGAATTATCAAAAGGTAATTTAATAAATTGGCTAAGACAAATGTTTGAAATTTGTGAATATGTATATATATACGACCAAAATTCTGACGATGGTAGTAAAATAGTTTATAAAAACTACCCTAATTTAATAGTAATTGAATCAGAAATTAATGATTTTAAAAACGAAATAACATGTAAAAGTATATTGTTAGAAAAATTATTAAAAGAACATCCCGATACCGATTTTATTCTTTGGTTAGATGGTGATAGTTTATTAGATAGAAATTTAACTAACAATAATAACAAACTAATTAATTCAATTTGTGAACAAGCGCAAAAAAATAAAATAGACGGTATTTTATTTAAACATTATAATTTGTGGAGAAGTGATGTGTATTATAGAATAGATAATAGTTATCATAATTTAAATAATGGTGTATGTGCACTATGGAGAAATAATGGAAATTTATCTTTTAATAAAACAAATGGATTGCATTTACCTCAATACCCAAATGGCATTAAGAAAATGGATAGAATTGATTTTGGTATAATACATAGAGGGTTTGCAACTGATTATCAAATAATGACAAAATATGATGTTTATAAATCTTATGGCCAAAATGGATGGGATTTGGATAGGTTATTAGATGAATCTACATTAGATGTGGTAAAAATAGATGAAAATACATTACCAAAATGGTTTGAAATAACTGATAAAATAATACCAACAGAAAAAGAAAAAATAATAGACATTTATAATAAAAGAACAAATAAAAATATTGAAATCATATCTTTAATATTCAAGTCGGTAGATTATTTGAAATTAATATATAATGAATTAAAAAGCGATAAATGTAAGTTAGATGGATGGGATGTTTCAGTTAGAATTGTTGCTAATGATGCAACTCCAGAAGTTATTGAAAATCTAAAAACACTTGATATTCCGTATACAATATATAATGACCCAAAACCTAATGATTATTATTTAAATCGTGTTTATCGTTGTTTTAATCATGCAGGTAAAACCAGTAAATCTGATAATATTTGTTTTGTTAATTCAGATATGGTTTTTAGTGAGGGATGGTTATTTAATTTATTAAAACATCATGATGGTATTAATATCCCATGTTCTAAACTTGTTGAAAGTGGAAAAATGTTAAGTGGTACTCATGCAATTTCTTATAATTGCGGAAAAACACCAAAAGATATAAATTATACATTATGGAATGATTTTGTTAAAGAAAATAAAACCGATGAGATAAAAGATAGTGGTTTATATATGCCATGCATATTTGAAAAAAATCGTTTTATTGAGAGTGGTATGTACCCTGAAGGTAATATTTATTCTGATGGAAGTATTGGTACTTTAAATGGTGGCGTTATTCAAAGTGGGGATGATTGGTATATTAGAAAATTGGAAAAAGAATATAATATGAAACATGTTACCGTATTTGATTCATTGGTTTATCATATACAGGAGGGTGAAAAAGATGAGTAACGAGAGAATACAAATTAATATGGAAGAATTTATAAATTTATCTAATAAATTTATAAAAACTGAAGAAATAAAAAATATAATGGAAATTGGCTCTTTAGATGGTGCCGATTCATTATTTTTTAAATCAAAATATCCTAAAGCGAATGTATTTTGTATTGAGGGATTACCCGATAACTATAACACTTATTTAAAAGATTTAACTACAATAATACCAATAAATGCAGTTATTTCTGATTATGATGGCGTTATAAAATACCATAAAAAAAACATAAACGGTATACATGGTATTTTAGATAGGGGTAAAAAATATGGCAGTGAAACTTTAGAATTACAATGTTATACAATAAAAAAAATTTGTGATGACTATAAAATAAATTCTTTAGATTTAGTTAAAATTGATGCTGAGGGTGCAACATTTGAAATTTTAAATAGTATGGGTAATATGTTAAAAACAATAAAAATAATGCACATAGAGACTGAATCATATCCATTTTTTATTAATCAAAAATTACATGATGAAGTTTATGATTTTTTAGTTAATAATAAATTTACTATGGTAGATTTTTCAAAAGTTAAAATATCTAATGACGGGTACCAACATGATTCTGTTTGGGTAAACAATAATGTTTTAAAATAATATTTAAAAAATAATGAAAAAAGGTTGGATAGTAAACGACACTCTAACGTGTATACCCGGAACAAAAACATTTTGGCACGATTTATTAGATTGGATACCCGAATTAAAAGATAAATGTAATGGGTTTACAGAGTTTTCAATTTTACCAAAATATATAGAAAATGAATGGTTAATTAATGAACGTCCTGATTACATTATTAGAAATGCAACATATTTTAGAAAACTTAAACTACCTGTTAAAACTATAAGTTTACTACAAGATTTATCACCAAATAATCAAGAACAAATAGATGTGTGTAATAATTCTAATATTGTTGTTTTCAATTCTCCATATACCAAATCACACTATGAAAATAAAATAACTTCCCCATCAATAATGATACCAATTGGTGTAGATTTTAATAAATTCATACCTATAGAAAAAAATTTTAATGAAGAATTAGGTATTTTAAATAATTCAATTTTATTTATAGGCTCATCATCTTATAACCCAAAAGGTTTTGATATTATGCTGGACATTATTAACAATACTGATTATAATTTTTGTTTAGTAATGAAAGACGATTATCAATCAAATAATCCAAGAGTTAAAGTATTCAATAGAATTAACCATGACACACTCATTAAAGTTATTAATTCTTGTGAATTATTAGTATGTACTTCAAGGGAAGAAACATTACATCTTGCGGGCGTTGAAGCGGCTTCCTGTAACTTACCTTTAGTTACATCCAATGTGGGAATATATTATAATTTAGAGAATGGTGCTTGGGGTAGAAATATAAAATCTTTTGATTATTTAGATTTTATCCATGAAATAGAATATGTGAAAAATAATTTAAGCACATTTAGTCCAAGAAATGAATTTTTAAATATGGGATTAGACACAGAAACATGTAAAAAAAATTGGATTGAACTAATTAAAAATATTTAACACTTTACATAAAATTGTTTAATTTTTATTTTTAATAAATTATGAATAAATACGCATATGGAAATTGGCATCATTCTGACTTTATAGTTCAGTTAGTAACTTCAATAAATTGTCAAACTTATCTTGAATTAGGAATATACGACGGCTCTACTTTAGAAAGAGTTAGTAAAATTGTGCCAAGAGTAATTGGTGTGGACATTAAAGATATCAGAAAAAATAAAAATATTTCTGAATTTCATTTATCAAACACAAATGATTTTTTAAATAATTTTTACGATAAAGTTGATGTTGTTTTTATAGATGCCGACCATTCTTTTGAATCAGTTAAATCAGATTTTGAAAATGTTTTAAAAAATTTAAATGAATTTGGTGTAATAATTTTACATGACACTGACCCAGTAAGTGAAAAATATTTGGATAAGGGGTATTGTGGTGATTCATATAAAATGATTGATTGGATAAAAGAAAATCATTCTGAAATGGATATATTAACATTACAAATTTCTGAAGCCGGGTTAACTATAATAAAACGTTCCCATGAACGTAGAGTAAATAAATTTATACTATGAACAAAATATTAGTTGTTGGAGGCGCTGGTTATATTGGCGGATTAACTTGCGATTATTTAATTAGAGATGGTTTTGACGTAACCGTATACGATAACTTGTTATATGAAAACAGGTTTTTAAAAGAAATATCATTCATTTATGGTGATATTAGAGACACAAAAAAATTATACAAAATATCTGAAGATTTCGATGTTATTGTTTTAATGGCTGCACTTGTTGGAGACCCAGCATGTAGTATTGACCCAATATTAACAGAAGAAATAAATTTTCAAGCAATTAAAAATTTATGCGATGTTATATCACCAGATAAACATTTAATTTTTATGTCAACATGTTCTGTTTATGGAACACAAGATGGATTATTAAATGAAGAAAGTGAAACAAACCCGTTATCCTCATACGCATCCACCAAATTAAAAGCGGAAAAATATGTTTTAAACAGAGGTGGTACAATATTCAGATTAGGAACAGTATTTGGATTAGGCGACACATACTCAAGATTAAGAATGGATTTGGTTGTAAATGTGTTGACAATGAAATCAATTAAATATGGTGAGATTACCATTAATGGAGGAGAACAATGGAGGCCAATAATTGCGGTTAAAGATATTGCAGAATACATTGTAGAAGCATGTAAAGAAAAATATATGGGAATATTTGTAATATCATTAGAAAATGTCATTATTAAAGAATTAGGCGAAAAAATTTCAAAACTAATACCAAACACAAAAATAAATTATGTTGATATATCATTTCAGGATGCCAGAAATTATCGTGTTGACAATTCTAAAGCTTTAAATACTTTTAAATATAAACCAAAAATTACTGTAGAAGAAGAAGTTAGTAGAATGATTAAAATATTTTTTGAAAATAGGGTTGATAACCCTGAAGATAAAATTTACCATAATGGAGCTTACTTAAAAAATAAAAAAGAAAATAACGAATCAATATGAATGAAATAAAAATATTAAATGGCGGATTATCAATAGACGATAGAGGTTCTGTAAAATTTGTAAATGATTTTAACTTTATTGGTGTTAAAAGATTTTATCAAGTAGAAAATCATAGACAAGGATTTATTAGAGCATGGCACGGACATAAAAAAGAAGGTAAATATGTTTACGTTACAAATGGGACGGCATTAATTGGGGTTGTTGATATGGAAACAGAAAAAATAAATAAATTTATACTAAGTTCAAAACAACCAAAAATATTGTATATCCCTGAAGGAAATTATAACGGATTTAAATCATTAGAAGATAATACGTCAATCATATTTTTTTCAACATCAACAATAGAAGAAAGTACCGGTGATGACATAAGAATGCCATATGATAAATGGAATATATGGGAAGAAGAATATAGATAAAATAATAATAATATGAAAATATACATTTTAGGTTCAACAGGAATGTTAGGTAGATATGTTTCAAGATACTTACAACAGTATCATGACATTATTGAAATAAGTAGAGAAAAAGATGGGTTCGATGCGTCATTAATGACCGAACAAACTTTATTAGAAATTATAAATAAGTTTGAAATTCATGAGAATGATGTTATTATAAATTGTATTGGAACTATAAAACCGAGAGTAGACGAATTGGGAGATTTAGTTTCAATTAAAGTTAATTCAGTCTTTCCAAGACTTATTGCGAATTTGTGTGAGGATAAAAAAATTAATTTAATTCATCCAACAACTGATTGTGTTTATTCAGGTAATAAAGGTTCATACTCTGAAGATGATAATTATGATGTTCACGATGTTTATGGAATGAGTAAAGCATTGGGAGAACCAAATAATTGTACAATAATTAGAACATCCATAATTGGTGAGGAATTAAATAATAGTCGTTCACTTATAGAGTGGATTAAATCACAAAAAGGAAATACAGTATTTGGGTATACTAATCATTATTGGAATGGAATGACTTGTTTACAATTTGCCAAAATTTGTAAACAAATAATAGAAGAAAATTTATATTGGAAGGGTATAAAACATTTTTATTCTAATTCAGTATCTAAAAAAGAATTGGTAGAACTTGTTGGAAATATATATGACTTAAATTTAACTGTAACTCCAAAAGAAACTCCAATTAAATGTGATAGAACTTTATCAACAAAATATGATACAATTCAATTGTATAATATTCCTACATTAGAAGAACAGATTAATGATATGAAAAATTTTAAATTAAATTAATATATTTTATAACATACATTACACAATATGAATTTAATAATAAATGGAAAATTTGTTAATGTTATTGAATATGAAACTGATATTGCCGGATTGAAATTTAGACCTCAATTTGATTCGCAATATAATAATGACGCCGATTGGGAATCATTTACTTTACCTCACACACAAGAGGTTTCTCAAGGAAATTATAATCTTGTAAAAGAAATTGCAACAAATTATATGACACATGGTATTATGGAAATTGGTGTTCATAGAAATAATGAAGGCTCTTTTACAAATGCTCTTTTAAGTAACAAACCAGACAATATTCCATATCTAGGTGTGGATATTGAAGACAAATCATATTTGAATAATGAGTCAAAAAAAATATTCACAATTAAAGAAAATTCGTATAATCAAAGAACCGTTAGAAACTATGCTAAAAAAATAGGGTTAGAAAAAATATCAATACTTTTTATAGATGGTGAACATTCTTTAAATGAAACAATAAATGATTGGATGTATTCTGATATGTTATCAGATAATGGTATTGTAATAATTCATGACACAAATGGACATCCAGGACCATTTGTTATTATGGAATCAATTGATAATACAAAATATAGATTAGAAAAATATTTTCAAAATGAGGACGACTACGGTCTTGGGATTGCATATAAATTAAATCAAAACTTATAAAAAGTTTTTAAAATAAATTTTTAAAATGATATTAATATCACACAGAGGAAACGTAAACGGAAGAATAGTAGAATCCGAAAATAAGCCAGATTACATAGAAGATACTATTAAAATGGGATATGATGTTGAGATTGATGTATGGGTTGTTAATAATAAGTTTTATTTAGGCCATGACAAACCGATTTATGAAGTCGATGTTTTATTTTTAACCAACCAAAAACTATGGTGTCACGCTAAAAATTTAGACGCCCTATTAAAAATGAAATATCATAATATAAATTATTTTTGGCACGAAAATGATGAATTTACTCTTACATCGAAAAATTACATATGGAGTTATCCAAGAAAAGAAAGTTGTGAAAATACTATTGTGGTTATGCCCGAAATGTTTGATACCAAAATCAATAAATGTGTGGGTATTTGTTCGGATTTTATAGAAAATTACAAAAACTACTAAAGTTATATACTTTTTAATAAGTAGAATTATTTTTATTGAAAATAAATTCTTATGGTAAACGTCATAATCCCAATGGCCGGTGCTGGAAAAAGATTTTCTGATGTTGGTTATACAATACCAAAACCATTTATCCCTGTTTTTAAAAAACCGATGGTTCAATCGGTTGTTGAAAATTTAAATATTGATGGGAAATTTATTTTTATTATTCAAAAACAACATTCCGTAGGAAACAATTTAGAAATTTTTTTAAATAGTATTAAGCCCGGATGTATAATAATTTCAATAGACGAATTAACAGATGGACCAGCTTGTACGGCCTTATTGGCGGAAGAATACATTGATGATAATCCATTGATTATTGTTAATTGTGACCAAATGATACATGATTTTGATGTAAATAAATTATTAGAATTTAGTGAAAAGAATAATGCTGATGGTATTTTAGGTGCATTTATTTCATCATCAAAAAAGAATTCTTATATGAAGTTAGACCCTCATGGAGAAGTTACCGAAATAAAAGAAAAAATTGTTATTAGCAACATTGCAACAAACGGATTACATTTTTGGAAAAATGGAAAAGATTTTGTATATTCTGCCAAAGAAATGATTAACTTGGAAGAAAAATATAATAACGAATTTTATATTGCCCCAACTTATAACCACCTAATAAAAACCAATAAAAAAATATTACCATATTTTTATAATCTACATTTTCCAATAGGAACTCCGGAAGATTTAAAAATTTATCAAAATTTATATGGACATAATTAAAATGGAAACTATGATGGGCGGATGGTTCATAGGAAACTTTGAACCTTCGGCATATAAAACAGACCAATTTGAGGTTTGTTATAAACATCATCTTAAAGGAGAAAAATGGGACACTCATTATCATAAAGAAGGAACTGAAATAAATTATTTAGTTAACGGAAAAATGATTATTCAAAATAAGGAATTAAATACAGGAGATATATTCATTTTAAAACCTTATGAAATTGCTGACCCTATTTTTATAGAGGATTGTACGGTATTAATTGTTAAAACTCCATCAGTAAGTGGAGACAAATACATTATTTAATATGATAAATATTTTTAGAAAAGAGGTAGATAAAGAAAAATATTTTATTGTTACATATTACTTAGAATCTCAAAGCAATTTGAGAGATGCATCTTGGAATTTAGCGATAGGTCAAAGTGTTGGTAATCCAAATATGAGAAATCAGTGGGAAACAGATGAATTGTTTGAAAACCATTCTTGCATTATTTTAGACGACGAACAACAATTAAAAACACTTTATAAAGGAATTGTAAAAATAGCATTTCCAATTATCAATATAGATTTTAAAACTGATGGTATTTCACATTTACTAGTTAATATTATGGGAGGACAAATGGATATTGATAACATCAATAAATGTTCCGTCATTGATATTGAATTTCCAAAATCAGTAAAAGATTGTTTTTTAGGTCCGAAATTTGGAATTAATGGTATTAGAGAATATACAAAAGTTTTTGATAAACCATTATTAGGAGCAATCATAAAACCAAAAACAGGAATCTCACCAAAAATTCTTTTAGAAATGGTTAAAGAATTAGTTGAAGGTGGGGTTAATTTTATAAAGGAAGATGAAATAATGAGTAATCCTTCTTTTTGTAAAATAGAAGAAAGGGTCCCATTAATAATGGATTATCTAAAAGATAAAAATGTAATTTACTGTGTTTCAATTCACTCCGATTATCCATACATAATAGATAGAGTTAAAAAAGTGTATGAATTAGGTGGTAATGGAGTTCACGTAAATTTTTGGTGTGGTATTGGAGTATACAAAGCAATTAGAGAATTAGACCTCCCAATATTTGTCCATTTTCAGAAATCTGGAGATAAAATTATAACTAATAAAAATCATGATTTTCATATTGATTGGAGAGTTATATGTAAATTGGTTGGAATGATGGGGGTTGATTTTATACACGCAGGTATGATTGGAGGATATTATAAGTGGGATGAAATTGAAACAATAGATGCCGTAAAAATTTTAAATGAACATAATGTAATGCCAGCATTAAGTTGTGGATTTCATCCTGGATTAACTAAATGGGTTACAGATAAAATTGGTGTTAATTATATGTCAAATGTTGGTGGTGCAATTCACGGACACCCTGATGGTACCACAGATGGGGCAAAAGCTATGAGACAAAGTATTGATGGCGTTTACGGAAAAGAATATGAAAGAGCCATAGACAAGTGGGGTAAAAACAATTAATTTTAAATTAAACAATAAATAATGAGTAGACAACCAAAAAAGTTTCCAACACAAACACCAACAACTGAAGGTGTTGTAAAAAAAACAAAAAAACAATTAATTAACAGTATAATTAAGAAAAAAACAAAAGATAAATTTTTAAGTGAAAGTCAAAAAGAATATTATGATAAATTAACTAAAAATCAAATCACACTTTGTTCAGGACCTGCCGGAGTTGGTAAAAGTTATATAGCCATGAAATGTGCTGTTGACCTTTTAATTGACCCTGAAACATCATACGAAAAAATAATTATTGTACGTCCAGCAGTTGAAGCTGAAGAAAAACTAGGTTCATTACCCGGTAATGTTGAAGAAAAATTAGACCCCTATATTTTCCCATCATATTATCTACTAAATAAAATTATTGGTAAAGAAGTTAGAGAAAAATTAAAAGAAATTGAAGCAATTGAAGTTTTTGCATTAGCCTACATGAGGGGTATGAATATTGATAATTCAATATTAATATTTGAAGAAGCTCAAAATTCAACTCCTAGCCAAATGAAACTTCTTTTAACCAGGATAGGATTTAATTCAAAGTTTTTTATCTCAGGAGATTTAGAACAATTTGACAGACATAAAGATAAAACACAGACAGGTTTGTGGGACGCATTACATAAGTTTCAAAACATGAATGACGTTGCAACATTTGAATTTAAATCTGAAGATATTGTAAGAAATCCATTAATAACACAAATTTTAAAAAGATATGAAGAATGAGAATCGGAATTGAATTAAATGGTGTGTTAAGGGATACTTTAAAAAAAATTCAACAAGAATATGAAAAATGGTATATAGATAATCCATTTAAAGAAAAAAGTGAATTTGAATATAAAGTTATTTCTGATTTAACCTCATTAAATATAATGAACCATTTATCATTTAAAAATGATGAGGAGCTTTATGATTTTTTATATAAAGAACATACAATGGAGATTTTTGGTCATGCTGGTTCTGTAGAAAATTCTGGAATGATGGATTTAAATGACTTTTATTTAAATATGAGAGACTATCATGACATTTTAATTGTTTCAGATGAAATTGGAAAATCAAAACCCGCATCTTTATTTTTTATATCTAAATTTGGATGTTTGGTGGAAACAATAAAATTTTATAGTGAATTTACAATTAATTCTATGTGGAATTCAATAGACATTTTACTTACTGCAAATCCTAACCTATTATTAAATTATCCAAAAGATAAAGAAGTTATTAAATTTAATACTTCATATAACAAAGAAATTGAAACTAAAAACTCAATTTCTAATTTAAAAGAATTAACAAACAAAATTAAAGAATTATATGATTGAAGTTTTAGGTGAAAATTATTTTATAGATTTAGACCAAATTGAAAAATATATAGATATTGAATCGGTATCTGGTTTTGAAATTTCAGGTGGTACTGAAATGAGAATTAATATTATAAAATATGAAATGATAAAAACATTACTGGAAGTCATTTTAAGTGAAGATATTGAAATGGATGAAAAATTAGGGACCAAAGGAAATAATAATATTAGCATCCCTTTTAAAATTGCCTTTAATAGTTTACTAAATAAAAAATTAATTAATTATTATTAATATGGAAAATGAATTAAAAGAAAAAGTTAAAACCTCTATTAAAATATTAAAAGAGAAAAAAGCCAGAATTTATTTCCTTGTTCAAGACACAAAAGGAAATGCAAAGGCATCTGTAAGACTAATTTATCAGATGGCAAAAACACTAAAAGATAATGGATTTAATTCCATTATTCTCCATGAAAAAACCGACTATACCGGTGTATCTTCTTGGTTAGGAGAAGAGTATATGACAGAATTACCTCATAAAGTAATTGAAGGTCAAAATTTAGAAATTTCTCCAGAAGATTTTATTATTGTTCCAGAAATTTTTGGATATGTTATGGAGCAGGTAAAAAAATTACCATGCGCTAAAATTGTATTAACACAATCTTACGCATATATGTTAGAAACTTTACAACCAGGTCAGTCATGGAATCAATTTGGATTTTTAAAATGTATTACAACAAGTGAAACACAAAAAAGTTATATTGAAAAAGTTATGAGACAATGTAACTTTGATATTATTGAACCTCTAATTAGTGAAGAATTTTCTCCTAAAAATTTTCCAGCAATGCCGATTATTGGTGTTCATTCTAAAGAACAAAGTGATACTATAAATTTAATAAAAACATTCTATTTAAAATTTCCACAATATAGATGGTTTACATTCAGAGATTTAAGAGGACTTTCACAAAAAGAATTTGCTAATTCCCTAAAAGAATGTTTTTTAAGTGTTTGGATTGATAATGAAAGTGGATTTGGAACTTTTCCATTAGAATCTATGGCATCTGATGTTCCTGTTATTGGTAAAATACCTAATTTAAAACCAGAATGGATGACAGAAGATAATGGAGTATGGATTTCAGATAGTACCTTAATGTCAGATTTTATTGCCGATTTTATACAAAATTGGTTAGAAGATGCAATAAATCCTGAATTATATGAACAAATGAGAAATACCGTTAAAAAATATACAAATAAACAAGAATTCGAATCTAAAGTCATTTCTACTTTTGAAGGATACTTAACTAGTAGAGCAGATGCCTTTGAACAACAACTTTCTAAAACCGAAGAATAATATGAATAATACATTATCAGTTTCCGTTATATTACCAATTAAGTCATCAAAAGTGAGAGATTTTTCAGAATATTTTGATAAGGCGATTAAATCTATTCAACTACAACAAATTGAACTTGAAGAAATTTTGATTGTTCATACAACTGAAGAATCATTGATTAGTCATTTAGATAATTATGATTTTGGAAAATTAAATGTTAAAAAATTATTGTGGGATAAAGCTCCAAATTATGCTGACCAAGTTAATTTTGGTATAAAAAATTCAAAATCTACTTGGATTTCATTATTTGAATTTGATGATGAATATTCGTCAATATGGTTTAAAAACGTTAAAAAATATATAGATTCATATCCTGAAGTACAAGTTTTTTTACCTGTTGTTGTTGAGACAGACGATAAAAACGCATTTGCTGGATTTACAAATGAAGCCACTTTTGCGGCAAATTTTGCACAAGAGATGGGATATTTGACAAATGAAACTTTACAAGATTATCAAAACTTTCAAACTGCTGGGTCCGTAATAAAAAAACAAACTATTGAAGATTTTGGAGGATTTAAACCCTCAATTAAATTAACATTTATTTATGAGTTTTTATTAAGATTAACATATAACTCAGTACCAATTATAACAATACCTAGATTAGGGTACAAACATATAAATTTAAGAGAAGGTTCAATTTTTTGGAATTACAAATTTGGTGATGAAAAAATGTTAGAAGATGAAGTTAAGTTTTGGATTCAGACTGCAAAAAAAGAATATTTTTTTATAGATGATAGGTCCATAAAATATCAAACAGAAAATTCATAATGCAAGAAACACTATCTTCAACAACAGAAGATGTTTCGTCAAAAAAAAGAGGTAGAAAGGCTGTTAAAGAAAACTATTTTGATGTTAGAGAAGAAAATGCTGTTAGAAATTTTTTAATAGCGGAAACATCTCAAGAAAAAAATAAAATATATAATGAATTTCTAAGAGGCCCTCTAGATAAGATGATTTCATCTATTATTAGACGTTATAAATTGTATCGTAAAGATATGAATTTTGAAGAAATAAATATGGATACTCATTCATTTTTGATGACAAAAGTGGACAAATTTAAACCATCAAAAAATAAAAAAGCGTACTCTTATTTTGGAACAATATGTAAAAATTATTTGATGGGTCAAATAATTAAAGACCAAAAAGAAACAAACCGTAAAATATCATATGAAGATATCTCCTCAGTAATTGAACAAAGACCTGATATGATATATAGAATTGATGATGATGTTGTTGAAAATGATTTTGTTATTGTTGAATACTTAAAAGAATTAAAGAAATTTGTTGATTCCGAGAATTTAAATGATAATGAAAAAAAGTTAGGGTACGCTCTTATAGATTTATTTGATAATTATCAAACAATATTTTCAAGTGCGGACAATAATAAGTTTAATAAAAACGTTATTTTACTCTCTTTAAGAGAAATGACAAATCTAAGCACCAAAGAAATTAGAGGTTCAATTAAAAGATTTAAAAAATTGTATTCAATAATACAAATTAAAATGAAAAATTAATTGAAAACTATTTATTATTATGCCAAGACCTCAAAGAAAAGAAATTAATTTTAGTAAAGAGTCAATATTGTCTCTCATGCAAGAAATATATAATGAACTTGTAGAACAAAGAAATACTGCAATAAGGATTCAAAATAAAATGTTAGTCATGTTAAAGGACCCTGAAGATATGACAACTATAGGTCCTGTGATAGAAAAACAACAAAAAATTGTTAATGACTGTGTCGAAAAAAAGATAAGTTTATCAAAATTACAATCAGGTATTTGGGAGAAATCCAATAATAATACAGAGTCATTTACTATTTCTGATTTAGATGATGATTTGATTCAAAATCTATTGGAAAAAGATGTTTCTGCAGATAATGAAACATATAAAATGAAATAGTATGCAATCTACAGATTTAGCGGATAGTTGGAAAAGCGCAAATAGTCAGGTTGAATCTATTAAGACATACAATGATATTTCTAGTGCGTCAAAAGAACTAAAAAGTTCTATTGGGGATTCCCTTTCAAAATCGGTAGGAGATTTAGCATCTCAACTTGGGTCTATTTCAGACCAACAAAAAAGATATTTAAGGGGTGCTCCAACATCTATGGACCAACTTTTAAATTTATTTGGTACAACAAATGGTCAAGGGCCAGAATCTTTAAAATATTTAAGAAAAAAATTATTAGAGGCTTCTGTAAAAATGGAACCTCAAATACAAAAAATTCTTAGTGAAGAAACATTAAAAGTACTTGGGTGTTCTCAAGAACAATCGTATGTTGGAATACCTAAAGCCAGTTTAGAACTACAGCCATTACCTTTACAACCCGTATCTCAAGGGATTTATATACCCGTCCAATCTTTAGATATTGCAAATATGTTAAAATCTCCGGTAGATTCAAAAATCGGAAATATTTTTTATGAAAAACAAGAACCTTCAACAGATACAAAATTCAAACCGTTTGGTGGTGATGAACCATACCCAATGAACAAAACTCTTAATTTAAGATTAAATGAGTTAGGTACATCTTTTTATACCCAATTTGGAAAAAATTACCAAGGAAAATCACAACAAGATTTATTTGATATTCAATATACAACAACCAATGAATTTGGCGTTTCGGGTAATTTTTATCGTGTAATATTAATAGATAGAGAATCATCCGTATCTGCAGGTGTTGCTGCAAATAAAGTAGGTGAGTTTTTAAAAGACTACTATAGTACAATAAAATTAGTTGATTCTGTTGATTGGACGGCTCAATTAATGAACATATTATCAGGGGCTATCAACATGAAAGCTCAACTTGGGTCTAATGATTTATTAAATCAATCTAAATTTTATCTTCTTCTTCAAAGAATATTAGGTTTATGTTTTGATTCAAGAAGAGAAATTGATGTTAGTGGGATTTCTAAAGTTGCCGAATTAGATGGTGTAGATGAAAGTTTTTTTGAATTTACTGAAATAGATTTAAGAAATATTGATTTAAGAACTACTAATATTCAAAATGGTGTTGTTGAATTTGAAGATTGTGGTAATGTTAAACTTCCTGTCGATTATAACACAATAATAGATGAATTGGTAATTTTTAGAGATTCTTTAAGTGGTCAAACACCTGAACAACAAGTGACATCAATAGAAAAAATTATTGATACCTTATCTCAAAACCCTTCATGGGATATACCAAAAAATGTAAATATTTCTTTATCAATAAATAAAAATATATTAAAACAAATACCTTTAGCAATTGCTTCCTCAGTACTAAGTCCAAAAGTTTTACTTCCAATATTCGCAATGTTATCAGTTGTAGAATCAAGTGCAAAAAATACATATAATCAAGCTCTAAACCCAATAAATGCCCTTATTCAATCAGGAAATACTGTAGGTAGTAAAGTTAATAATATTGTTGGTAATAATGTTGATTTTGTTAGAGTGTTTAAACAATTTAACACTGATGTTGTTTCAAGAATAGGAGCTCTTTATTTAAAAACTCTTTTTGAAATTTTAAAAAAAGATATTATAAATTTACTTAGTGTTGTCATTAAAGATATTCAAAAATCAAGCGCCGCTAAAAAATATGCAATAATTTTAAGATTGATTGGGATTGCCTTAGTGGTGGCCCAATTAATAAATGATTATAGAAAATGTAAATCGTTAGTTGAGGATATATTGGCTTTATTAAAATTAATTAATGGTGGTGTTGCAGGTGGATTTACAATACCGTTACCTTTATTAGCATTAACTAAATTCTTGCCAGGTTTTTCGGCGGAAAGGGCAACAATAAATACTCTTCAAGAATTACAATCATTAGGGGTCCCAACTGGTCCAATGCCTGATGGCTCACCTAATTTTATGAATATTTTTATAAAATCAATACATTCAGGCGCAGATAAAGAACAATCAGAAAATGGTAAAGTTGAGGCGTTTGGACTTGTTCCACCATTAACCGGAGGTTATGTTGAAATTTTTGGAAAATCCGTATAATATGATAAAAGAAAATTTTGAAAATATTGTTAAAGAACAAACAAATTTAAAAAATTTACCAAATTCTAAATTAATTGAATTTATGGACGACTTATCGTCTGATTTTGAAACAACAAAACAAAATATAATAAATCTAACAATTTATTTAGATAAAGTAGAAGAACTATATAATAACACACTTAAAGAATATCAAACAAGAACAAGATGAACGAACCAATATTTTTTCAATGTCAAGTGTTAGATAATGAAGACCCATTAATGTTGGGAAGAGTGAGAGGTAGGCTATTGGCCCCACCAAATAATGCTTCATATGAATCTGTTTTAGCTTCGATTACATCTCCTCCGTGGAATGAAGAAAAAGATAAATGGACTACAAGAGACCCTTTTATTTTTAATCCATTATTACCATATTTTGTATATCAAGTTCCAAAAGTTGAAGAATTAATTCAAATTATTTTTGTAAATAACGATTACCCATATCAAAATCAATATTACATACAAAGTAATTTTTATTCTCCAACATCTTCTAATTTTCAATTTAGTCAGGGAGCGAATGCAGGTACTGGTACAGGAATGCAAATAAAAAATCCTAAACCATTAAAAAATCAAGATGGCACCTATACAGACAAAGAAATTCATAAAGGTGTATTTCCTCAGCCAGGAGATAATGCCATTTTAGGTAGAGGATGTGCTGATTTAATTGTTAAAGATAATGAAGTCTTATTAAGGGCCGGTAAGTTTAAAGGTCAAACTCTCCAACCTAACATAATACCTGTAGGTAATCCACAAAGAGGGTTTTTACAATTATCTAGATTTCAATCAATAAAAATACCACAACCAACAAAAACTAGAGCACAATTAAATAACATAGTTGTTAGTGTAAAATATCTAATAGAATGGGTTATTACTAATCCAGAAAATAAAGAAGATAAATTTGCGGGAAGTGTTTATTTATATCAATTAAAACCTGATTTATCAACAAATTCAGAAAATATTACAGTAGATAGTATTATTAATGAAAAATTAAAAAAATTGGTTGCATCCGAATCTTTTACATTATTATCTAAAGTAGAAACAATTGTATTTATTAATAATTTTATTAAAACTTGTAATAGTAAAAATAAAACAACTTCTGGTGTACAATTATTTCCAGGAAATCAAATATTTCAAGAAGATAATAAATTTCCAATATTTTATAGACCAAATAAGTTAACATATTCTAATATAAATCCGTCAAGTTCCAACGCATCAAGTTCTGAAGCAACTAACAATATTACAGAAATTTTTAATTCAATAAAGTTATTTCCAGCATTAAACCAAGGTGGATTTGGTTTGATTTATGCAAAAAATAAAGTTGGTAAACCAACGGAAATTAAAAAAATTAAAGTACCGCAATCAAAATACGTTAATTCACCTACAGTGTACGGTGCATTAGGTGCCGATAAACTATTTCTATTATCACATTTTACTTCAATACCTGGAAAAGGAAAAATAAATTTTAATGATACGTTATATGGAATTTCAAATGAAAAATTTTCAGATGAAATTATTCCAAAAACTTCAAGTATGGTTAGAGGTGAAGAATTGATGGAATTAATTAATTTGATTGTTAGGTTCCTTACAACACATACTCACGCATATCCAGGACTTCCTCCTGTACCAGTCACACAAGACGGAACAACGACTTCACAAATCCTTACAGAGTTACAAAATGCGGTAAATAAAATACTTAATGCGAATATCCGAATTAATTGATATTTATTGAAAAAGATTAATGTCAATTTTAAGGTCATACATAGATAAAAATAATACAATAGTTTCGAATTCCACAGTTAATACAGGTAGGAACCCTGTTATTGAATTAAACTTTGGTGCATCGGATTTAATTGTACCAAATTACGGATATACAAGATTTATATTTGATTTAGATTTAAGTCTATTAAGAAGTGATATTCAATCAGGTGTCATATCAACAGGATGTACTTCAGCAATGACACATACCCTTAAAATGACCAATACATCATCATTTGATAATGAATTATTAAACACATTCATGTCAAATGAAAGAAGAAGGGCAACATCATTTGATTTAATCCTTTTTAGAATTCCTGAAACTTGTAATCCTACACCCGCACAATCAGCATATACAGAAACAGTACAATATACTTATCCAAATGCGGTTTTTGCTGAAACATGGGGAACATATACAACTGGTTTTATTGCATCTCAAGGATATAGTTCAGATAATATTATTTATGCTGAAGGAATTTGTTCTGATGATGTTGATGGGCCAACATTTACCGGTATAAATAATATTGGTGAATTTCCGGAATCTATGAATACTTTTCTTGGACCATTTATGTCGGGAGGATTGGCAGGATATCCTTTTGTTGGAAGTGTTGGTTTAGGAGCATGGGCGAGCCACGTTACAAACACAGGAACATTGTTTATTTCAAGTATGCCACACATAGGAATTACCGAAGATGGAGATGTTGGTTACATGTATCGTAGGGGTCAAGGAACTTATCTTTCAAATACTTGTGGTGCCGTTGCAGGTGCTATTGGTTGGGTTACTAGTTCTAATGACGCACCAGTATATACAGGATTTACTGATGGAGGTAACTATGAATTTTTTGTATTAACAGATATTTTATGGCCATACAAATCTACCTTAACAGGTATGACTTATGGAGAACAAATGAAATTTGCTACAGACGCAATTAGAGACGCCGCAGAACAATTTATTATTGCAAATTTACCAGCATCAGTTACAGCACAAACATCTAATGATGTTTATTTTTGTAATGGTATTTTTATTAATACCGATGACGGTAGCGAAGCATATGTTGATATTAATAGATTTAAAAGATATAATACAAGTGCAAATACATGGACAGATTTAACTTCAATATACTTAAGCGGATTAACCGCAGCAACCCCTGTTCAAACATGTATCCCAACACCACAATATTGGGACGAAGGTGTTGGTTATGATTATAATGATTTTAATATAACAAAAAATAGTCCTTACGGAGGGTCTACACCATTAACTTACGTTGATAGTAGAGCGTTCTCAACAAGACCATCCAATTGGTATCAAACAACAACAATATCTAATTGGTCCAATCCAGGAATTTATAATAATAAAAATGAAGGAACAGTTAATTACAATGATTTATCTATTATAGCAAGACAACATTTTGAATTTGGTGATGAGGATATTGAAATGGATATGACATCTGAAATTCAAGGAGTATTAGATGGTTCTATTACAGGTGTGACTGGTTGGGGTATTGCTTATTTACCTCAAATTGAAAATATTTCAGGTCTTACTGACAGTTATAGTGTTGCTTTCTTTTCAAGACATACTCAAACATTTTATCAACCATATCTTTTAACAAATTATGATGATTTAATTCAAGACGACAGAAATTTATTTTTAAAAAATCAGGAAAACAAATTATTTTTATATATCTATCAAAACGGAAATTTGGTAAATTTAGATAATTTACCTTTTGTTAGAATTGAAGATAGAAATGGTGAGGCGATTTCAGGAATGGCTTCATTAACTACTTGTTTAAGGACTAAAGGAGTTTATGAAGTTATTGTTCCAAATGGTTTTTCTGGAAGTCCAACTCCTTGTGAATATTTTGACATATGGTCTGGATTGACAATAAATGGTCAAAACATACCTAATGTTACAAATCAATTTATTTTACAAAATTATACAGCAGGAATAACAATAGGTTCAAAATCAAAAGACCCTGAAATTTATGGATTTGATTTTTATGGAATATTACAAAATGAAAAAATATTAAATTCTGATATCAGAAAAGTTGGTGTAACAATTAAAAAGGCATACACAGGACAACAATTACTATTAAATGTTTCCGCATTTTATAGAGTATATGTTAAAGAAGGAACAACTGAAGTTCAAGTTCAAGATTGGACACCAATTAATAGAACACCAAACGAATATTATTTCATATTTGATATGAGAGATAAAATACCTAACGAATATTATGTTGATATTCAAGTGAATACTAGTGGAGAGAAAGATACTTATAAAAAACAATTAACTTTTCAAATTGTAAATAAAAAGTAATGAAAAAAAATATTCAAGAACAAGATATTAAAGCCCAAAAAACTAGTGATGGTAAAGTTAATATTAATGGGTACAAATATAGATTAGAAGTAAAAAAACCATTGGTTGGTTGGATGCAAGTTAATATTGATGAATTAACTCCAATTCCATCTGGATGGAAAGTTACTGCAAGTAAAATGGGTGTCACCCAAACGGATATTGTACCATCAGACACAATATCAGTAATAAATAAAAACATTGGTCAACTTCAAATTGATTTAGGAGGTAAACAACCAAAAAGACTCGTTAAAGAAGAAAATATGAAAAAAATAATTAAATTAACAGAAACTGATTTAGAAAACTTAATTAAAAAAGTTTTAAAAGAACAAGAAATTGAAGAGGGTATTTTTGACGGAGTAAAAGACTTGTATAGAGGAGTTAAAGGAGCTAAACGAGGATTTGGAATGGATTATTTCCAAAATATGAGTAAACTAGAACATCTAATTAAAAAATTAAAAAATTTAGATGTTCCTAATGAAAAAGTTATGGCAGAGTTAAAACAATTAAGAACTAAAGTATCTTCATTAGGGATGCCTCAACAAAGAAAAACCGCGTTACTTTCTCTTATAGATAACTCTCTTTACCATTTTGGTAAATACTCAACAATTAATGACCAAATTTTAGCACAAATACAAACATTAAATTTAGATAATTGGAAATAATATGAAAAAAATAATTAAATTAACAGAAACTGATTTAGAAAACTTAATTAAAAAAGTTTTAAAAGAACAAGAATCACCAAATTATATGTTTTTTAGTAATTTGGAACAAATTAAAAGACAATGTGAATTATTATTGGAATTAGACCCAAATAAAATTGATGATATTCTAATGAATGGTCATGACTGGGCTGATGACCATATAACAGTTGCAAAAGAAAATATTGACCAAGTATTTGATTTCATGATGAATGAAACAAAAAGAGATAATAACGACCAAGAAGATATGATGACTGAAGGTGCTAAAAAAACTGGTACTAAATTATGTTCAAGAGGTTATAATGCCGCCAAAGCAAAATTTAAAGTTTTTCCTAGTGCATATAGTTCGGGTTATGGGGTTCAAGTTTGTAAAGGAAAAATTAAAGGATTAGACGGAAAAAAACATTGTTCCGGAACATATTGTTAATTTAAAATATTATTATTATTTTTGATAAACAATTCGTACCAATCATGCAAAAATCTGGAATACTATTTAATATTTTTTTATATCTCAGAGACAAGTTTGACCCAAAACCAATAGTAAGTGAAGAAGTTATTACTTGTAAAGAAATAGTTTTAAAATTATTAGACTATCCTAAAACAGAAGTAGTTTTTATACCTGTATCACATAAGAGATTTATTATAAATAAAGAAAAAGAAATTTCAGTAACTATTGAAAATAGAACTATACACATTATAAATCATGTATATAGTTACATTCTTTATATTGAAGATGAAAAATCTTACCAAAGTATTGTAGATAAATTTAATTTTGTTTCTGAAAAAAAGAAAACTGAATTAGAAGAAAAAATAACTACTAATATTAAACATTCTTTAATTAGAATTTTAGAAAATCTTAACTAATATTTTCTTTAATGACTCTTCTTATTAAAGATTTTAATGATTCATTCTTAGGTTCATAATGAGTCATTTTAGGTTTGTTTCCTGTCCCTGATTTAGAATGAGTTTTTTCGGCCTTTCTTTTTTGTTGGCACGCTGATTTTTTTTGAGAATCTGTCATTTTAGAAGCCACCCCAGCCGCTCTACATTTAGGATAACCTTTATCACTTGCTTCAGGTCTACCACAAGGAGGATGACCACCGCCTTCTTTTTTTCTACATATATTAACCCAAGGACCTTTAGGTTGAGAACTTCCCTTTGGTTTTTTCTTAGTTCCAAACCAAACGGCTAAATCTTCTTTAATTAATTGTTCTTCTATTTTTCCTCCAGGTTCATCTTGTAGTTCACCAATACTACCACCCTCATCATCATTTTGATGGGTATAAAATTTTTTCAAATAGGTATCCAACGCAGATATTTTTTCAGTATTATTTTCAATTTTTTTTCTTTCTTCAGGGCTTTCTAAATAATCACCATCGGCTTCTTCATAAGCCAACTCAGCATTCACATAATGATAAACAGGATTTGTAAAAGGAGCCAATTGGTCTTTTTTCCATTCTTGAGGTGCGAGTACAATTGGAACTTTATAATGTCCTGAACCTCCAGAGCCTGTTGCTTCACTAATTTGTTTTTTATTCATATATTTCACCTATATAAATATACAACCATTACGTTATGAACGAAGAAACACAACCTTTAGGGTATCTATTTGAGAGTATTGAATTTTATTCTCCATCAGATGTTAATAATTTTATTGATTCGATTAATTTACCCCAATCTTATTATGTAATAACCAAAGCTATTGAAATGGCTCACAGCAAAAATATTTTTTCATTATATGAGTCAGAAATATTATCAAAATCATTAAGAATATTAAACTCAGAATATTTAAATAACAATGACAGAACAGAACAAAAATGAAATGATGTCCAGAATTATTGAATTGGAATATCAAAATATAAAATTAATTTTTAACGGACACAAAGCATCGGAAAATGATTTTTTTGAACCTAAACGAAAAGAGTTATCAATACTACGTTGTATTGTTTTTGGTTATGATTCAAAATTTTGTAAAATAAAAAAAGGTTCCCATGAGAACCTTTTTTCTTAAATACAATATCATTAAAATCAATTATAGACCTATTTTAGGACGTGTTGTTAATTTTACAGGTATTGTATCCAAACTTGTTATTAAAGTCAAGGAATCGTTCTAAAGACAATAGGTAGAACGTATTAATACAATTAGTTCAAATATTTATAATAAACATATCTGAGATGGAAAATATATTATCTCTGAATTGGTACACAGAATCTCCAATAGATTTTGAACACAAACAATATCTCTTGTTTTCTTATTTGCAAAAAGTTGATGCCGATTTTATGTTAAAAAAATTATCCCCCCATTTACTCCACATGGAAAAAATTATGGATGAACTAATTGGATTTCAATCTTCATTCACAATTATTAAAAAAACATTTGATAAAAATAGATATGTTTATTTTGAAAATGTTAAATTAGAAGGAGAAAACAACTCATTACTTACTGAAATAAGAGAAATTGTGGAATTCTCATTACCCCAAGTTGAACCAAGAATTAAATTAGGATATAAAATTTTAAAAAAAAATAATCAAATTTTGTTTTAGATTAGTATTTTTAGTACTTTTGTAAAATGAAAAAATTAATATTAACGTTTTTGATTTTATCATCAATAAAATCTTTTTCTCAAAAAAATTATGAAGAAATACCAACTTTAGTTAGTGTATTAAATAACTACACTAAATTAGAAATAACATTTGTATCGTATGATTTTATAAAAAAAGATTCTATCGTTTTTACTCAAATATCATATTACGATTACAATAAAAAAGATTTTGTAAATTTAAATAAAGAAGAAATTAATAATAAATTTCCAAATTTATTAAAATGGTTTACAAGTACCTCCGATACTCCACCCTGTAGCACCGTTTGGACTAACATTAACAATCGTAATCTTATTTACACCCATTTTCTTGGAGAGGGGTCCAATGTTTTTAACAACAGTCGGTAGCATATTAGATGATAGATAACCCCAAGGAAAATCGTCGCCTAACTCTTTAATCAATATTCTACCATCTCTTTCAGTACCTTTACTATTATCGTATTTCATAAATGAATTCATATAATTAGGATTATCAAATTCCTGTCCCTTACCATATAAGTTATTAAAACATTTGGTTAACACCCATTCTTTCATTTTAGGTAAAGATTCTATGATTATTTTATCACTATTCTCTAATTTTTTATATTGAGTTTCTCCATATTGTTTAGGTAATTGACCTCCTTTATATTTTGCCATGAGAGCAGTTCCAATATATATTCTATATTGATTGCTTTGGTCACCAGCAAAAATTGGTTGGTTAACAATTTTACCATCATATATAAAATATATAATATCTGGCATATAATATGTTTCATAATATAAATAAATTTGTCCTTCACCTTCTCCTAAATCCCATTCTTGTGTTTGTGTAAAATCTTTAGATGATGGTATAACTCCTCCATTAGAATTTTTTACGGATACGTTACAATTTACAGGAATTACTTTTGTTTGAATATTTTCCTTTTTACCTGAAACTGAAAAAATTAATTTAACATATTGATATTGTGTATATGCTGAGTTGTTGGACCCTAATTTAGAATTCCATTCCGGACCCTGAGCTCCTCTATTATCAATTTTTGGTATTACACTTTTTGGTATTTTATCCTTTATATATTTTTCAATTTCTTCAGCCCTTAATCTTGATAAATCTCCATGATTTAATCCAACCCCTGTATTTGGAACTTTAGATTCTGACGATTCTATTATCACCTCAAATTTAGAATCTATTGGATATTGTTTTACATAATTGTTAATTTGATTTATCGCATCATCTATTGATGTTGTATCAGTAATTTTATATTGACCACTATCAAATGTATTTGGTAAATTAAAAGTTATTGGTTTACCTGTTTCAATTGTTTTTGTTATTACTTCTTTTTGTTCTAATATAAGATATTGATTTTTAGTTGCAGTCTCATGTAAATTAAGAATTCTTAATTTTTCATTCTCATTAATATTCCAAGATTGTTTTATCATTACTATAAATACCTTATAAATAAAAAAAGGGACGATTTCTCGTCCCTTTTAGTGTATCTCATAAGAAATTGATTATCTCAACTCTCTTAAATCGAATGTTCTAACACCATCTACTGTAATTCTTCCGTAGAACCTGTTATTCACCATTTTCTTAGCGTATCTAGTCATGATACCTTTGATTGGTGTGAAGTTAAACGGATTGTACATTGTTGGAGTTAATTGTAGTGGTACATACGGTGCGTAGATGTAACCTGTGTCAAGTAAAGATGTTCCTTTATGACCCAATAACACTTGGTTAGCTGGGAAGTAAGGGTCTCTGTACACTTGGTAACGACCTGCTAATGTTCCAACTCTTTCAATACCCATGTTGTATTGGTCTTGCTCAGGAGCCGCATTTGATACGTGGAAATACTCCAAATCATCAAAAATTGCACTGATTTCAGAAGAAACAACAATCCAGTTAGCACCACCTCTTAAAGTAGACTTATGGATTTGAGCTGAAATTTGGTTTACCGCTGTAATAAGCGTTTGGTTCCAGTCTTTTTGAGTGTAAGGAACTGCATTAGTACCTAATCTCTTCCAACCGTTGTAATCCCATCTTAAGTTCCATGCTGCGCCTTTTCTAAGGTCTCTCAAGATTTCTCTATCGATTTCAGCAGCAACTTGCTCAGACAATAAAGCTGTTAATTCAGCTTCAGCGTCAATGTTGTGGAATGCTGCAACGTCTTGTGCCATTTCTGGAGACCATTGTGCTCTTAATTTTCTTTCAGTTACAGAAACTGTTACTGACATAAGGTCAAATGAAACCTCACCAATTCTATCTTCAAATTCAAGATTCTTATAGATTCTATAAGTTGCCGCAAATGCGTTATCAACTGCTGTTGAAGAAGAGAATGATGACCCAGAATATCCATCTAATGAATTTTGACCAACAGTACAAGGTACTTGTAAATCAACTTCAAGATAGATTTTACCTTCAACGTCACAAATGTTGTCATATTGACCACCACCTGTTTTACTGTTAGGGAATACAAGTGTTGCATTGTTATTACCATACTGAACAATACCTTTACCATATCTTTGAGTTACAACTCTAAATAAATAAGGGTTAGTTGTATTTGCTGATGTATATAGGTTACCTATAACACCTTTAATTGTTAAATCTGAAAGGAAAGCTTCGTTATCCATTGGTTGACCATCAGGGCCGATTAATTTACCCGCTCCGTCAGATGCAAAACCTGACATAACGATTAATACTTTTCTGTAATCAGACGCACTATAAGCTGAAACTACCAATTGGTCAGCTAACCAAGCCACTGTAGCAACACTAGCTGTGATAGAAGAATATTGTCCTTTAGAATAGTCAAATAAACCTGGTGGGTCTAAAGCTGGTTCATTACCTTCATAAAATCTATCATAAAGGTCTTTAGTGTTATTGTAGTCATAACCACTATTTGGTGTTTGACCTGCTTCCATGTTTGGTGCTCCATAAGGAGGGTAGTGAATACCTGTATTTGCCAAATCTGTAGGGTCAGTATATGCCTGAATGTTAGGTACAAAATAGAACAATTTACCAATTGGTAAGTTCATAGCTTGTACTGATACGATATCGTTTGCTAAAAGTTTTGAGAAAACTCTTCTTACGATAGGGAAAACCACTGTTTCAAATGCACCTGTATCAGATGTAGATGATGCTTCGTTAATTAAGTAAGACGCTTGGTTTTCATAAAGCTGTGCTACGTTTTCTCTCATGTGACCTTTAAGACCTTCAAGAAATCCTAACTTGTCCCATTTGCTGATTGTGTCTTCTTTGATAACTTTGAGGTGCTTAAGACCGATGTTACCAACAAGACCTGATTCTAATAATGCTCCCATTTTGTTGTTATTTTTTTTTAATTTATTTTTTACCCCATCTTACTCATTAAATCTTTCATTCTTAAGAATTGAGGATTTTCATAAGTTTTTGATTCGATAAGGGTACTAGATGAACCTGTTGATACGTTTTTATTTAATTTGTTTTCAACTGATTCATTGATTGATTTTGTATCAGATTTTGAAAGTTCATCTTTAATTGATTTATAAAGATATTTTGATTCTTTCAATGTCTCAACTCCATCAAATCTTCTAAGAATATTTATTTTTTCTTTTTTAGTTGTTGAGTGCTCAGTGAACAATCTTGTTGCGTAAGCTAAATTTGAATTGAAGATAGCAACTTCATTAAGTTTTTCTCTGAAAACATTTAATGCTTTTCTATATTCTTCATTTTTTTCTCTCAACGTACTAACTTCATTTTCTAAAGATTCGACTTTAACACCACTATTACTGTAAACATAGTTTCTGTTGTTAGTGATGCCTTTTCTTAAGCCTCTTCCTTCTTTTGAACCGCTACCGAAAGTTCTTGCGGCTTCTTTTGTTTCTGTTTTTTCGTAGTCTTTGTGACTTTTTGAATCGTCACCTTTTTTACCACCAAAAGCTTCTTTTGTTTCAACCTTTTTAGCTTTTCCTTCAGCGTTAGGTCCTTTTTTGTATTCAAATTTTGCCTTACCTGTTCCCATAGCTTTTGGTCCTTCTTTTTTGTCTTCAGAGAAGCCTTTAAAATTTCCTTTTTTATATGAGAATTTAGGTCCTGACCCAATTCCAACGCCTTTAGGTTTAACCTTTTTCTGTGATTTTTTTTGATTGATAGATTCATCTAGATTGTCAGCTTCATCCATATCGTAAGCTTCGTCGTCTTCGGCTTCATCCATATCGTAAGCTTCGTCGTCTTCGGCTTCATCCATATCGTAAGCTTCGTCGTCTTCGGCTTCATCCATATCGTAAGCTTCGTCGTCTTCGGCTTCGTCAAATTCGATTTCGTAAACAACTTCGTCTTCGTCTGTCTCAGCTTCTTCCATTGAGTTTTCTTTAAAGATTGCATCAATTACGCTATTAACATCAGCATCATGTGGTGTTTTTTCATCATAATTCATTTCATCATAATTCATGTCATTCATTTCATCCATGTTTATTTGTCCGTCTTCAGATTCACCAAGTTTAACGAGATATTCTGAATCGGCATTATTGTCTGTTAAGTGAATATCGTCACCATCTTTTTTAATGATGATTCCGTCTTTTTCACCCATAGCTTTAAATACCTTAAGAATTGTTTCATCGTCTTCGTGAGTTAAATCAATTGGACTTTCTTCATCAGAATCAATATCAATGTCTGCATCAACATCCATATCTATATCATCTTCGTTATCAGTATCCATGTCAATGTCAACTTCAGCATCATCTGCTGCGTCATCTGCTGCGTCATCCACATCAATGTCTACATCTGAATCTAAATCAATCTCATCATCTTGTTCAGAAAGAGATTCTTTTACTAATTGGTTGATTTCTTCCTTCATTGTAGAAGCAAGTATTCCTTTTGCATTTTCGGCTATTGCTTCTTCAACTTGTTTCATTTGAATTAGCGCCTCTTGTACTAATGATTTATTCTTTTGCATAGAAATCTATTTATTTTAACTAATAAATAGTATCAAAGTACAAAAAATTAGTATTTTATAAAAAAAACTATTTTATATTTAAAAAAATTGCAAAAAAAAAGTGGTCTAATTTGACCACTTTAACTTTTTTTAATTTTCAATAACTTCGTCTATCTTACTTTCAGATACTGAAGTTATTCTCCAATCATAAGAAAATCCTTCGTATTTTTTAGTAACCTTAGCTTCGACATCAGTAACTGAATAACCTTTTACAAGTTTTTCTTCTCTAATTTTCTTAATCTTTCCTGAATTTTCGTCTGGTAAATCATAAGTAATTTTTGCTACAAAATATTTTTCGTCCATAAATAAGTTTATTTGTCTAAATAATCGGATAATTTTTTCATTAAATCAATAGATTTGTCAATAGAATTATCGTTTGATAATGATTCTAATTTATATGGTCTTTTTTCTTCTTCTAAATTTTCTTCATACTTTTCTCTATCTTCAGGATTTGAAAATAGGTAGGCTCCTGGTGTTGATGGCGAAGATACCAAATCAAAACATATTAGTTCAAAATCATCTTGAACTTCATTTCTTTCACCAACCTTCTTTAATGAACCAACTCCTCTTGAAGATATACCTAAGGTAACACCTTGTCTCATTAAATTAGCCGCTTGGTCTCCTTTGGTTGAAACAATACCTCTTTCATGAAATCCGGGAGATGTTAACAATTTTAATTTTCCCATTAAAATATTTCTATCCCACCATATATCTGTTATGATATGAGATACTCTATCTAAATCAATTAACGAAGATTCAGGATGGTTTAGTTCTGAGGTTGATAAACCTTTTGCAATTGTTTTTTTATACTTATCGGACTCTCTTTTTAAAATTCTTTCAGGATAAAATCTTCCATTTCTGTTAGCGGTATCGTATTTCTGTAAAACAGCGTAGAACTCAAAAGGGTTTCTATAATCCATAGTTGACGCTTCTTTAAGTATGTTCGCATTTATCTCATCTTTTGGTGAAACCCATCCCGCATCCATCTCAATTAAAATCCCATGTCCAAGTTCATTGGCTTCTAAAATTCTTAATTTTTTCATTGACTATTTTAAAATAAATATATCAGATAACGATACTTTGTTCATTTAATTCTTTTTTAGTCGTGGAAAAGTAAAAATATTCATTGTTATTGATATTATTTTTGTAAATATTTTTGATAATTTTTTTAATTGAGTCTTTTAATTCTGTAGATTTAAAATCAATTTCAATGTTTGTATATAGATTTACCTCCAAATTAAAAAAAGATTTTTTTCCATATAATATACCACTTGTTCTTAAATCTAAATCAACTATTGTCTGTTCTTTGAATATCGAATTATCAACTGAATTAAATACGGAATGTTTTATTTCTCTACTTAAATTACAAACAACACGATTCCAATTGTTGTGGTCAAATTTAGGGTCTACCCATGATTGAATGTTAATGTAAACTGACTTTAATTGTTTAGAATCCACCGTACCATAAACAGATTTAATTGTATTAAATAAGTTTAGTTTTACACTTTTACCTTTTTTCATTAATTTTCATATTGATAATGTTTATTTTCTTTAAAAGAATAACATTAATTCTTATCAATGTCAAAATTTTTACAAAAAACAAGATATTTCTAGTATATGTTAATTATTGAAATAAAAAATGGCGAGAATATAGAGAAGGTTCTAAAGAATTTAAAATCTAAAGTTATTAAAACTAAACAAAATAAAATTCTTTTAGAAAGAAAAGAGTATGTTAAAGATTCTGTTAAAAACAGAAATAAGATATTAAAGGCAATACATGTACAAAAAATTAAAAATAATTAAATAGATTCTTCTAAATTTTTTAATTTTAAAAAATTAAGTTGGTCAAATTTTTCATTTTTAATTCTATCTATTGTTTCAGATAATTTTATTTTTAATTCAAACTCTTCTTCTTTTTCTAAAATGTTTTGAAGTTTAGTTATTGTATTTTCACGAATTACTTCAAATTTATTTTCTAAAGATTGTGAATCTTCAGATATTAATAACAAAAATTCTTTTTTAGAATTTTCATCCATAGTTTCTATATAATTTCTTAGAGTTTGGTTAGCAATATTAACCATTGATTTAACAGGTATGTTGATAGATTCTTTAACAACAACATTGTTTGAAGATAATACCTTAATGAGATTTTTCTTGGCTTGTAATCTTTCCGATAAATTTAATTTATTAGAATATACAATTGTATCTAAATCAGAATATTTGTTTTCTATTTCTTCAGAAAGAGTTTTTGGTAATTTAACATTAACTAATAATTTTTGAATTAATTGAACACCTTCTTGTAAATATTCTTTTGCGTCTGACTCGGACAATTCCTGTGGTGAATTTAATTGGTTGTATAATGAATAAATTTTTGACATAGATTTATTCATTAAGATGTTTTGATTAAACTCTCTCAATAATTTCTTAAATTCTTTTTCATTTTTATAAGATTCAAGAAGATTTTTTTCAATTATAGATTTTATTGTTCCGAAGGTCATTAGTGTTATTTTCAAATAAATATTACGAGTTTAGTAACTTATCCAATTCTTTTGAAATTTCTCCTAAAGATTCTTGTGCATGACCTAAATCAATGAATTTTGAACCGTTAATAAGATTATTTTCTATTAAAATGTTTAAATTATCAAGTTTGGATTCTGGAGTAACTTCAGCCGGTGGTGGAGGTGTCGCTCCCCCCTCTTCAGCCGGTGGTGGAGGTGCGGTTTCTTCTCCCCCGCCAAACGATGTTGGTAGTGGAGCTTCCACTTCTCCTGATGCAGCACCTTCTTCAGAAGCGGCAACCGCAGTTGTGCCTGAAGAATTCCCATACAATTTATCTATATTGTCAAATAAACCTGTTTTAGTAATAACTGTTGGAGTTGCTTTTAATTCCTCACCAACAGCTCTTTCAATTCTTTGTTGTTGTAAATCTAATCTTATTTCTTCATCAGACCATCCAAATATATGTTTCTTAGCCCATGTAGATGATGCTGGTTGTATTCCATTTCCTGGGTCAGAAACTAAATCTTTATAAAGAAGAACTTTTTCCTTCCATACATCAATTTTTAATAAATCTGCTTGAGTAGATGGGTTTGTTAATCCTAAAGTAAAGTTTGATAATTCATCTTCAAAACCTAACAAGAATAAATGTATAATTGCAACTTTGTTTAGTTCTTGCAACATACTTTTTTGAATTCTGTTAATTGTGCGAGCGAATCTAATATCCTGTAAAGATAAATTTTTTCCGTCACCAACAACTTCTTCAAATCCCAAAAATGCTTTTGGTACACGAAGTGCTGTTAATAGTTTCTTTTGAATATATTCAATATCAGCAATCTCAGATAAATTTGTTGCTCCAGGTAAAGTATCAATTGGACTTGGTGCTGCAGGGTCTCTAACAGGTACAAAATAATCTTGGTCTACAGCCATTTGATTAAATCTCATGTCTACATTACCTGTTTTACTATCAACAACTTGTTCTCTTTTGAATTTATTTGCAACACGTTGTACATAAGCTTCAACATCATCATCATTCATGTTACCAACAAACACTTTAAAAATTCTTCTTTCAGGAGCTCTAGATGTACGATAAATTAACATAGCGTCTTCGGATAAAAGAAGTTGTTTCCAAATTCTTCTAGCCTTTTCTAACATTGACGTTCCATAAGGTAATTTTCTATCATCCCCTAATAAACGAAAATGGGCGATTTCCCATGACTGGAAAGTCATATTTTTATTTTTCCAATCAAAATGTAATGCTTTTCTATCATCTTGTTTTTGAATATCTACAGTCAATTTTTGGAAAGCACCGACTTCTCTACGTTCAATTTCTATTGTAGGTAATTGTTGACATCCAACAATACCTTTTTCAGGGTCTAATTTTAAGTACACAAAGTTATCACCATATTTACAAGTATTCCTTGTCCACATTGGTAGATTTGTGTTTATATCTAATGCGTTATTAAATAGGTCAGCTAAAACAGACTTAATTCTTTTTGACTCAGAATATATTTGTAATATAAATCCATCTTCATTTGTTGTCGTAGACTCTTCAGCATATATGTCTAACGCTGCAGATATTTCTGGAGTATATTCCATCGATTCATAATCATATTGAGACGACAATCTCGATGGTTCATAGTATACTGCTTGAGAATATAAGTTATTTTCAACTTTAGCCCATTGATTTGTTAAATAAAAAGTTTGTTGTGCTTGGAGTTTCTCTCTCTCATAATCTTCTTTACTTTTAGTTCTTAAAAGTTCTTTTTTATCAAACTTAAATGTTGGATAATCTTGATTTAATAGAGAATTCGGTCCAAATGTTTTGGATAACCTTTGCCAAACTGTTAAATTATTGTCGCCCATTTTATAATTTTACTTAATACCTTGATAATATAAATAGTTATCTAGGGCCAAATAGCCATCCATATTTTTGATAATCATCTTTTGTTGGGCCTTGATTGAATTGTGAATTCCTTCCACCCATTTGAGGAACCATTGGATTAAAATAATCTGAAGTATTTTTATTTTCATTTACAACCGTAGCCCATGAATTAATCATGGCTTTAGTATGGTTTACAACCTTTGTTAATGATTGAAATGATTTTTCTGCGACGTATATTGCCATTGCAATTGCCATAATACAATCATCATGATGTCCTTTTTGATGGTCTGGTCTTCCATTAATGTAAACAAACGTATTCATTTCATTATATAATCTACTAGAATATACTTTAAATTCGTGTCTTATTGCTTCTTCTAATGACGCAATTATTTGAACTCTTTTGTTATTAAAATTTATACCTGGAATTTTTTCATTAATTTTTGGGTCCCATTTCCATTTATTTGTTGTATCAACATTATCAACATATAAACCCCCCTGATAATTCATTTCTTGTAATTTTCTTGCAGTAGAAACTCCCATTCCCCCTGTTAAATCAACCACACAATACGCACTATACATTGTCCCCCACTTATAGGCAATCTCTGCAGTCACATCTGGAGGTACTTTTCCGACGTATTCAAGGACTTGTTCCCTTGTATCGAAATCTATTATCTCAATACAACTGAAATCCTCAGAATCACCTCTGGATACATCCACACCCATAACATATTTGTGACCATTTTCAGGTTCTTTAAATATCCACAATCCCCCACCCATCATTTTAGCTTGAGGTTCTCTTACTTGATTTTTGGAAATGTTTTGCATTAAATCAGAATCAAATACATTATCACCTGAACCTAAAAAGTTACATTCCAATTCTTGGGCAACTCTTCTCCTATCAAATTTTAATTTTTTAACCATTCCCTCAAACCAAGAAGAACATGGTTTATATCCCTTTTCAATATAATCTCTAACTATTTGATGGTCTCTTTCATATGGATTATTTGTTGATAAATCAACAACAACATCTTTCGGATAATCTTCCCTGTTTAAAAGATAATGAATTAAATCATTAGTTTTAACCATGTATAAATCTTTGGTATACCTTGGGTCTTTATACCAAAACATTTCAGAGATTTTGAAATCATTCATTCCTCTCAAGGATTGGTCATAAATTTCGTAATATATTGGGTCATATCCGTTTGGTGTAGATACAACAATAACTTTACCACCTGTAGATAGTGAGGCCATACAAGCAGACCAGAAATCACTATCTGCCTCAATATAAGCGGCCTCATCAAATATCAATATGGTTGGGGTATATCCACGAAGGGCATCTTTTGATGTCGCAACGGCTTTAACCTCACAATCATTATTTAATTTAAAATGTCTTGCGGCGTTTTTTTCAACAGAAAATCCAATACCAACCCATGCAGGCCATTGTTCAGTAAAACTTCTAATTTTATTCGCCATTTCTACAGCAGTATCTAATTTATTGGCAATTATTAGAATTTTTTCTGGTTTTGTTTTTTTTGCAAACGCTAATCTTTTGGATGCCCATGCCGCAGTTACGGTAGAAACACCTGCTTGTCTATACTTTAAAGCAACGTTTTCATTATACGTGTCATAATCATTAATCAAAGTAATTTGGTCAGGAAAAAGGTCTAACGGAACGTATTTTGAAACGGTATTATCAAACGTCTGTAAATAAGTACGAAGTGCGTAAGGTGTATTCCTCATGCACTTCGTAACCTCTATTATTAATTGTTCTTTATTCACAAATTTTATTTAGGTAAACTTATTCCCAGGCTACCCAAAAAATCATCAAGTTCTTCATCATCTTCATCATCAATATTATTATTTTTTTTATAAGATTCAAATTCTTCTTTTAATTTTTGGGCCTCTTTCATTACTTCTATAAATCGTAAAGTTGCTTTTTTATTTTTAGATTTATCTTCTGAAATTGCATTTCCGATAATTTCTAAAAATTCTTTAGCCGGTATTTGAAACATTGAAATATCAAACCAATTTATCAAACCTTTATTTTCAGGCTTGAACATTTCATCAGGCATTGCAAATCTAATTTTTTCTTTAATTTCAGGACCTATTATCAATTGCATTGGTTCATTAGATAACACATCAACAGCACCTCTAACTTTTTCACGAACGCTTGGATTTTTAGAATGGCCATGTCTACCTTTAGCTTCTTCTAATCCTTTAATAATTTCGTGACAAAGAATAGGGAAAATCATACCTGTAGCCATAATTTTTGTATCAGGACCTTCTCCACCTTCCTCACCACCTTCTTCACCATCTTCGTCCGCATCACCTAATTCAACTTTACCTGCAATTCCTTGACCTGTCTGACTCATATTCTCAATCATTTGGTCCATACTAAAGTATAAAAAATCATTGATTGCCATAATACCTAAATAATCTCTATAAAGAGATGGGTCAATCGCATCTAATCTTGCTTTAACTTCAGGTTTTTGAAAAAGGTAATGTCCCTTTTTAGCTGCTCCCTGAATAATTGCGTTTATTATATTTCTTTTATGTTTCTCTAATTCCAATTCCTCTTCATCTGTTAAATCTTCAATATCGAATGATTGATATTGAGGTTGATTATCTTCTTCTTCATCATCATCTTCTTCATCATCTTCAGGTTCAAATCTAAAATTAGAAGTATCGGGCATACCTAAAGTTGCTTCAATTTGATACCAATCTTCAGGAACTTCTGCCTCATCTAATGATGCTTCTTTTGCCAAATCAATAAGTTCATCTCTATGACGAGATTCAATACTCATGATATTAGGAAC